TGGCTCGTTTCTATGATGTAGAATTGGTCAATGAAGAAGTTTCTAATGAAGCTATCGTCAATGAAGAAATTGAAACACCAGTTGAAAATGTAGTTTTTGTAAGAGAAACTTATGAAGAAGCACAAAAAGCACTTGAAGAAAAGAGAAAGAACGAATGGAAAGATATAGAAATTCCAGATGTAAATGACCCTGACTTCTGGTCAAAATTATAATTATACATATTATATAACAATCAAACAATTATTCATTAGGAGAATACAAAATGAGAAAGATAAAATCCAACGAAACCACAAATACAGCATACATCGTTTTCAAGAACAATACAAGTGATTACTATATTGTTGATAAAGAAATCTATGAAAATACTTTATATAGATTTAGAAATAAATATACAATAGTTTTTGATATTGAATATACTGAACCAAAAATCAAATTTTGTTTGACACCAGTAAAGAATAAGCCATATAATCAAAATGTACAACCAATCTTGGACGAAGTTGGTATCAAATAAACGAGGATTTTATATGATAGATAGAGATTTCATTAGTTGGTTTGAAAAACAAAAACGTCCACAAAGTTTTGAAGATTTCAAGAAAGAAAATCAAATGAGATATGTAATAAAAGGTTGCCCACTTACTGATGAACAACTATATGAAATCTGGAAACAACAAGAACTAATAAAGAAAGAACGAAGAGTAAAAGAAAAGATTGAAGAACTAAAGAAAGATTTTGAATAAGAGTCTACAATAATAAAATCTCCTATATAGTTCCCATGGTACTGTCACATTGGTGCTTGCCATGGGTTTTTTGTATATTTTTATCAAAAGAGTAAGTTTTTGAAAAATAAAAATTATATATACTATATAAACCAAAAGAAATATAGGAGATTATATTATGAGATACAATAGTAGAAACGAATTTAGAAACAGCGAAGAATGGAGAAACTTCCGTTGCCAAAAAGCAGAAGAACAAAACTATTTGGATTTTATAACTGGTGAACCATTGAAAGATAATTGGAATTTACATCATTGCTGTCTTGACCATAGTAAATACTTTGACATTTCTAATCCAGAAAACTTTGTATGTTTGAATAAGAAAACACATAATAAGATTCACTCACTATTTCTTGACGATTGGAAGAATATGAATTTAGATGAAAATACAGTAAAAGTTCTCACTAAAATGGAAAAACTAAATCAAAACAATATTGAACCTTTACTATTCTCTTGCCATATTGAATATACATTTGACCACACAAATAAACTCGTTACCCAAACACTTACCAAGAAATTGAACATTCCATGTGATAAATGGGGTATGGTTTATTGGAATCCTAAAACACCAGGTGCTGATAAAACACAACCATTAGATAGTTATCAATGGGCTGTTTATATGGCTAAAAAGAATAACTATAATAAACAAAATATGTTTGAAGCTATTGAACTTCGTCATTTGTGTTTGTATAGTTCTTTGAAGAATTTAGTTAGACCAGAAATAAAAGCAAAATGGAATCCAAGTTTTTATAACGCAACAAAAGCCACTTTAGAAACTGAATTGAAAAATACAACAAAACTTATTTTGAAGTGGAAAAATCAATTATAAATAAAATATAACAATAAAACAAAGAGAGGTTTACAATGAAAGAAATTACAAGAATGAAAAAAGCATTAGCCAAAGTTATTAGAATTGAATTGGAAAGAATTGACCGTTCAATGAATACTAGACTTGAATTTTTGGCACATAATCCAGATTGTAATACAAAAGATAGTATTATGAAAACTGTTGATAAATTACAGCACAAATATGATGATTTATCTTTATCTTTAGTAGATATTGAAGATATGGACGAAATCAAAAAAGATTTGTTTGACGATTTGATTGAAGATTATTTGGGGACTGAAAAATAATGTTTAGTTTATCATTTATTGTATTATTATTGTTTATTTGTTTTCTTATTTTTTGGAGAAATTTATGAATTATACTGATATAACTTTAGATGAATATAAAAAGAATAATGTTTTGGTTGAAACTTGGGAAGGGCCAAATGGTTTTATTTTTACCAGTACAAATATAGCTAACCTTTATCCAAGAACGATAAAACATCAATTTCTTTGGTGGACTTGGGAAACTAGAGATACAGATTTTGATGTGTTGAAAAGAATAGATTGTTGGAAAGATAATAAACATGTTGGATGCACACAAGTTCTAGCCAATGTTCTTATTACACCTGAAAGATGGTCACAAATTGAAAATAATCTAATGAAAGTATATAATGGAGGAAAATAAATGCGTTATTTACAAGCTATTTTAGCACATAAAGATTTTACTTGGCCTGAAAGATACTATGAATTTTCTTATAAAGATTATTGTATGACTTGTTTTACTCAAAACCCAAACTTACGAACAAATTTGAAGAATGTACATGTTTTTGATGGTTTAGATAGTAAACTATATGGTGAACTTGCTATTTGGTATTACTTATATAATAATACACCAGATTTTGATGTTATATCACTAAATCATTATCGTAGACGAATGGAAGCAATTTATCCACACTTAGAAAATACTGTGACACTTCCACAACCACTTACACTAACATGTCCAATGTTTGAACATTTTACAAGATTACATGGTTGTGTATTTGCTAATGCTCTAAAAGATGCTTTACCAGACAAAGATAAAGAAATTTTTATGAAATCTAATGTATTATACTCATATACTATATTTTGTGCTGATAAAAAGGTTTTAGGTGCTTGGTTAGCTTATACTACTAATATTATTGATAAAATGTGTAAAACTTTGGGTATTACTGATAGAAAATCTTGTGAAGATTTCATCAATAGTGATAAATGTGATTGTTTGAAACCAGTAGAAGGTAGAAATAATACTGTAGATTATCAATCAAGAATCTTTGGTTTTGCTACTGAACTATTGAGTAGTATATTTTGGACTAAATTTGTTTTGAACAATAATGGTTATACAGTTTATTACAATAATGTAGAATTGTTAGACCAACACATCTAATTTATTATGAGGATAATAATATGAAATTTATAATTTATACAACAAAAGATGCTTCTTATATTGTACCAGATAAAAAAGCTAAACTTCCAAAGAAATTTGAACATAGTTATGAAATTGAATGTGGAGTTGAAATATGCGACAAGAAAATAAAGTTGCCACAAAAGATAACAAAAATAGAACAAATATCAGGGATGATAGCAAGACTACAGTACACCTTGAAACAGGAAGAGATAGATGCCTTGAAGAAAGACTTGAATCTATAATCAAACTTTTAGATGAAATAAAATCATTACTTGAACAAAAGAAACCACTAACAAGTGAAGATTTGTTTGGTAAATAGTGGGTTTATTTTTAGACCCACTTTTTTAGCATTTATGGTGTAATGGTAACACATCACCTTGCCATGGTGAGATTTCGGGTTCAAATTCCGATAAATGCTCTAATAATAAAGCAACGCAAGCTATAATTGTGGAGGAATAAAATGACACTAATAGAATATGTAAAAGACCAATTCAAATTTGGACCTGAGTTATTTCGTGACCAAATAATGCAAACTAATGATAAAGGTGTGACTATTACAAGAAATACTGAACGATTGAGAAAAATGAGTTTAGGTTTAGTTTCTTGTAATTCACCAGAAGAATGGTATAACATTTGTAGATTAGTTTGTGTACCAGGTACTATAATTGAATCATATACTGATGAATGGAAATCTTTATTTGATGATTATACTCTTTTAGCAAGAAATAATCTAACATTACAACTCTTACAAGAAAGACGAGAAAAGAGTGCTAGAACTTTGTTAGATATATTAGCTAGACGTGATAAACAACATTGGGCAGAAGATAAGAAAACATTAGAAGTTTCTGCTGGTAAAGAAGAGAAAACTATTACATTCAAATTTGAAGGTATCTAATGAAAGAAAAACATCCAGTATTTACTGTTGAGGGAAATAATATAGTTTGTCATTTTTTGCCACACCAACTAAAAGCTAAAGATAGTAAACAACAAATTACTGGTATTGTAGGTGGTCGTGGTTGTGGAAAATCTATTTTCTTATCAGCTATGGCTCTTTTAGAGATTCTACAAGGTGGTAAAATTATTCTATTTGGTACAGACTATAAAACTCTTACTATTACACTATTTGGTGAAATTATCAAAAGATTTAGAGAATGTGGTTTAGAACCAAAAATAAACTATCAAGATAAAATCATTTCTTATGGAAATGGCACATTATATGGTTTCTCTTATGAATCTATAGATAAAGTTCGTGGTCTTTCTGAATGTTCTATGCTTATGCTTGACGAATTAGCATTAGCACCAGCAAATATTTTGGAAGTTGCTACACCTTGTTTGCGTGGTTCTGGTAGAAGAACTAGAATTTTATTTGCTACTTCGCCAAATAAAGCTACTGTTTGGAATAAATGGTTTAGAGATAAAAGTGATAAAGATATATTCACAGCTACTATGTTTGATAATACTGAATTGAGTGAAGAAGATATAGAACTACAAAAGAAAGCTATCAAAGATGAACAAGGTTATAGACAAGAAATTTTAGGTGAAATTCTTGATGCTGATGTACAGTTCTGTGTAATTTCTAAATCTGAATTTCCTATGTTTTATAAAGGACCTTACGGAATTAGAAAAATGGGTATTGACTGTGCTGGTAGTGGTGCAGACTATAATGTATTCGTTGTTGTTGATGATAATGGTATATTAGAAGTTAGAAAAGAACAACATGCAGATACTTTTGGTCTATTTGCTATTGCTAAAGAACTTATCCAAAAATGGGATGTAAAATCTGTAAATATAGATGTGACTGGTGGTTTTGGAAATGGTATCTATGATATGCTAAAAATGAACTATAAACAAGTACAAACAAATGGTGTAAACTTTGGTCAAAAAGCTAATAAAGATTGTTATGCTAATGCTAGAGCTGAAATGTATTTTGATATGGCAGAAAAAGTTAGAAATGGTTTCTTTGTTGATAATGAAGATATCAAAGACGAATTGAGTTATACTTCTTATAATGTAAATGCTACGGGTAAAACTATGTTGGTCAAAAAAGAAGAAATCAAAGAACTTATTGGTCATTCACCAGATACTACGGATGCTTTCTGTTTGGCTTTATATAATACTAATGCTGACTATATTTCACCAGAAGAAAGCTTGAACATAGCTATGAAATTTGTAAAGATATAAATCCATAGTTTATTTTTGTGACATTATTTGTATAATCTACAATAATATAATAATAAGAAATTTATAAAATATTATATAATAATATAGATTATACAAATAATGTCACAAAATGAACTATTGTGTGAGGTTATAATGCTTGAGGATATTAGTGTTTCAAATTTGGAACTTATTTTTGCCCTAAAATTGTTTATTGCTAAACATATAAATGAGTTATCTAAAGAAGAACAAGATTTGCTAAACAATGTTATAAACCGCTTGAAAAACGCAGAGTATTAGTGTTTCTAGCCCAGTTCTACCCTTTATAGTAGTTCCCTATAGGGAACAATAACTGGGCTTTATAACGCCAGTACTGCTAATTACTGGACACTATAAATATATTATAAACCATTCAAAAATGAGGTAAAATATGCAGTATAACGAATATATGAATAAATTGAATGAATTGTGTTATAAACTCAAAGATGGTATATTTGTAGATAAAAAGAAAGGCCCAAAATGTAATAATGACGTTTTTCAAGATTTAGTAGAAAGACAACAAAATGGTGAAAAACTATCTGAAAAAGAATATAATCTTTATGGTTATCTAATGCGTAGTTTAGTCCATATTGTGTTGAATAATGCTAAATTCAAGTATCAAGAACCACATATCAAAGAAGAATGTGAATTAGAAGCATATTGTTGTTTATGTGAACAATTACTATCCCATTTTGATAAAACAAGGGGTAGTACAGCATATTCTTATGCTTTTAGATTAGCTTATACTTCTATGATACATGTTCTAGAAAATATGAACAGAAGAAATGAATTACAAGAAAAGCTAATAGTTGACTATATGGAAAATATAGAAACTAACCCTAAAGTTGAAGGAAGTTGGTCCGATTTTCTTACAGAATAACACAATAGTTCATTTTTGTGACAATATGTGTATAATCTACAATAATATAATATATTCTTTTATTTTCTTTTATTATTATATAATGTAGATTATACAAGTAATGTCACAAAATTACTATGACTAACTAATTTTATATAGAAGAAAAATAAAAGGAGATTTATAAATGTCCGTCACAGTTAGAGATATAATTACTGAAGCTGCTACAAGAGCCAATGTAAACCCTGGCAGAAGTAAAAGATTACCAGATGATTTGTTTGAATCTGGTATGAAACTATTTGAAGGGGTTTTAGAAGAATTTTCAGCAAATGATTACATTGATGCTTATCAAAATGAAGTTGATTTTGTACCACATTCTACTGAAGTTTTTGTTGGTGAAAACATGAGCGACCATGTAAACGCACCTAATATTCAATTACCCAAAAAAGTTTTATACAAATATTCTGGTCAAATGGATTGGACTCCAATGGAGTTTATTGCTTATCAAAGTTTTTATAGTGCTGCATATTCTGATTATGTAGTTTCTTGGCAACCAGTTGGTCCAAATCTATACAAATTATATTTCAAACCTAGATTTGTTGGTACTAATCCAGAAATAAAGTTGATTTATAATATAGAAATGAAATATGAAGATAATGACACAGTAAATCTTCCTACACCTTATATTGAGCTATTGACTAGAGCATTAGCTGTAAAATATGCTATCAAATACCCTCGTGTTGATGGTAGTAAATTGGCTTCTTTGAAAGAAGAACAAGCTGAATTGGAAAAAACATTGAAAGCTAATAATGCTAGTTTGAAAATCATTACAAGAGGTGGAAATCCAAGTTCAGGACCATATAGAGGTATGTTGAGAGGTGGAGAATATATTTCTCGTTCTTGGTTCTAGGAGAAAATAATGTCTAAAAAGTCCATAGCAACAAACATAGTTGGTAGTACAAGTAAATCCGATTTAGCTAAACTAGGTCTTGGATATACTTTGAATATGTACGAAGAAACTACAAATTCAAACGAAAACTATGTTTCTAAAGTACTACGTCCTATAAAGGGATATGAAAATGTCGTTTCAATAAATGGCATTTGCCGTGGTATATTTACAGTTTCTCAGGGTTATAATAATAAACCCATTACATATACTGTATTTGGTGATACCTTATATTTGCTTACAGATGGTAGTAATACAGCATATAAAATTGGAACCATAGCTTATGGTACAAATCCAGTACATTTTGCTGAAACTGGTAATAGAAGTGCTGCTAATGGTTTAGCTGAATCACATTCTCATTTAGTAATAGTAGATGGTCAAAACTGTTATGCTGTTGATACACAATTACGTCCAGCTAACCAAAGAGAAGATTTTTCTCTAATACAATTACCATATACAGATTATGAAAGAGGTCTAACTATAAAACCAACACATATTGCTTATTTGTATGGTTATCTAGTAATAAATGATAAAGATAGTGATAACTTTTATATTTCATATCAATTCCCTTTTGAAATTACAGAAGAAAGACCAACATTAGACAAGAATATTTGGCAAGTAAACAATGGTACATGGCTACAAGGTGGTCAAAGTGAACAAGCATATTGGGCACCAGATAATACTACAGCTCTAATTGCTAATGGTTCACGATTATACACATTTGGTGACCGTTCATATCAAATGTTCCAATATACAAATGATTTGAATACACCATTCAATTCACCTGATACAGCGGCCTATCCTATTGGTTTGAAAGCCGTGAATAGTTTATGTCAATTAGGTTCTACGATTGTATGGTTGGGTGCTTCTGATATTGGAAACAATGGAATATATGTTTTGCAGGGTGGAACACAAGCTACAAGAGTATCTACACCAGAAATAGAGAGGGAAATCTCAAAATTCAAAACGGTGAAAGATGCTACAGCACAAATTTGGCAAGATAATCAACATATATTCTATTGTATTTCTTTCCCAACCGCTAATATCACTTATTGTTATGATTTGACAGAACAAACTTGGTCTAATAGATGTTCTTTGAATAACAAGAATGAAAAGGTTGTTTGGAGATATAATTTTGCTACTATGAACGCTAGTGGTGAAATTCTACAATCTTATGAAAATGGTATTGCTAAACAAGTTGAAAATAAATGGAATGAACACGATAATAACCCTATTCTTCGTTTACGTAGAGGTGGTATTATAGTATCTGACTATTCACCATTTTATATTGATAGTATTGAAGTTCTTACTAACAATGGTCAATATGAACATTTCACTAATGAACCAGCTCAAATGATGATGAGATTTTCTACAGATGGTTCTACATGGAGTGATAGTGAAACTGTAGATTTAGGTTATGCTGGAAACTATAACTATGATTGTATATTCTATAATTTTGGTATGGCTAGAGAATTTACACTTGAATTGAGTTGTAGTGATAATATTCCATTTGCTTTATATGCTTTGAAGATTGGTTTTGACCCAATAGCTTATTAGTGAGGTTATATGGAAATTTTATCAATAAATTCTAATATAGAAGATGTAGCTGAAGCTATAAAAGGCAGTTGGGGTAAAGACCTATACAAAGAATGCCAATTTGTATATAGTGGACAACTTGTATATGGCTTTGGTACTAATGATACTACATTGTTAGATAAAAAATGTAAAGTTTCACATTATGACTGGTATAAACTAGCTAATAATGTGTATATAGCAATTATAAAATAAAGGAGAATATATTATGAGTGCAGGAGCAGGTGCAGTAGCAGCTGGAGTATTTGATACTTTGGTCAATAGTTGGATGAACCAGCAAGCTAGAGAAGATGAAAAGAGACAGAGAGAAGCCAAACAAAGAGCAGTACAGAATGCAGCTGCTCAGGCTAATGTCACTTTTGACCAGATGCAGAATCTTTTGAATAACTATAATCAGAATAGAATCAAACTTGCTGACGATTCTATGGTAAATCAATATAAAGATTTGATTGATAGTTTTCAACCACAAGTTTATGATTTTGATAAATTTAGCTACAATAAAACTGTAGACGATTTCTTGAATTCAGAAGCAGAAAAGATTGCTCAATTAGCTGGTTTACAAACTCAAAGTGATTTAGCTGCACAAGGTGCTGCCAAGGGTACTGGTGCTTTGGCTAGTCTTGGTTATAGTAGAGTAAAAGCTGCTGAAGATTTATATAAAGATGCACAAGCACAAATGAATGCTGACCGTTCACAAGCTTATAAAGAATATGGTGATTATATTACCAATATGCAGAATAAGTTAGATACCATTTCACAAGGTCAATTAGATAAAACTAAACTTTTGGGTGGTGCTATTCAAAATGAACAAACACAACAGTCCGATTATATGAGTGATTTGTTAGGTTTGATGCAAGATAAAACTTCTACAAATATAAACGCAACTTTAGGTGCATTCTAATCATATAATTTTATATAGAGGTATTTAGAAAATGGCTAGAATTTATAATCCAACAAGAAGTATGCTTGATAGTGGTATATTCAATACAATGAATACTTCTATGCAGAATCGTATTCAAAATGAAGCTAATAGAAATAAACTAGCATCTGAAAGCATAAGAAATTTGTTATCTGGTGTTGGTAAAGCTGTAGATAGTGGTATTGATGAGTGGAAACAAAAAGCATTAGAAAAACAAAGATATGAAGAAATCATGAATCAAGCTTCTATGCAACAGCAAACTGACCCAGTATTTATGGCTGCTGTTCGTGACTATGCTAAAACTGGTTCTTCTAATCCAATTATACAGTATAATACTAATAAAGAAATGGCAGAAGCTAGAAAGAGAGAAGCCGAAAAAGCTAACAGAACACAAAATTGGCATGATAGTCTTGAAAAGAATGCTGCCGAAGAAAAATATGAAAGATTATACAAAGATTCTTTAGCTGCACAAGATGCTGGTGATTTAGCACAAGCTGAATTTTTAGCTAATACGGCTAAAAGATTGAAAAATGATTGGTATGTAAATCGTGGTATTATAATTGGTGAAGATTTTGATAATATCCTAGAAGCACGCAAACAAGCTAAAGCAAAAGAAGCTGAACAAAAAGCTATTGATGAAAGAGATGCTAGAATGATGGCTGCTTCTGAAGCTTTGGAAAAGAAAGAAGCCGAAGAAAAAGCTGCTAATCAAGCTGAAAATGCTTTATGGGTAGAAGCTAATGTAATTCCTACTATTGAACAAAAAGAAACCTATGTAGATGAAAAAGGTAAAGTAAAACCAGTTCCTACAGCAACTAAAAAAGAAGAAGTAAAACAACAAATTCTTCGTTTACTCCAAGATAAACAGATTACAGATGAACAAGCTAAACATTTATCTAGTTTAGTTGATTCTATTGAAACACTTGAAGAAGCTACAAAGAAATCTATAAAATCTTCTACTGCTAGTTTCGCTGGTAGTCAAAATACAAAGAAACTTGAAGCTACAGAAGAACAAAAGAAGATGGCTAAAGATGTAAAAGATGCTTTAGGAAAAGGATATAGTACATTCTTTGATGATGAAAAAGAAGCTTTCAAAGCTGTTTATGGTGAATCAGAATATAATAAGTATTTTGGGGGCAAATAATGACCGTAGAAGAAGCTAGAAATTTCATAAAGAATAATAGAACTAATATTCCACCAGAAAAAGTGGAAGAATCTATAAAAGATTTACAATCTATGGATATTGGCTCTTGGGCTAAAAAATACAATCAGTTATTTTCTGAAAATACTAAAGGTTGGTATAAGTTATATAAAACTACAAAAGACCTTCCAACTAGACTTCGTGAATCTTTTGGCTCTAGTGATAGAGAAAATGTTTTTGATAAACCAAAAGCAGTTTTAGATGATGTCTATAGACAAGAATATCAAGATGTTCCAAGAGAACAGTTTGATGAAACTATTTCTAAAATGAAACAGTTCATTGATGATGAATTCCGTGCTAACCAATATATGGTTGCTCGTAAAAGAAGAGAAACAGAAATGGAAAAGTCAATGAACCCACTCATTTCTGATTATGAAAAAAGACGTTACATTGAAAATCCAGAAGAAGCTTTATTTGGTGAACAAGCACCAGCATTTGGTAAAGCACCAAATACTCGTTGGGGTTCTATGGGTGATTTGGCTCTTGGTACAGCTGGTTTAGCCGCTGATGTTGGTACTGGTATAATGAAAAAATCAGGACCAGTTGGTTATGGTGCTTCTATTGGTGCTGGACCACTTATTCGTGGTGTTAGAGATGTTGCTCACAAAATGCCATGGGCTACCTATGAAAAAGATTGGATGGATATATTGAATGAAAGAAAGAATGATGTAGCTACTAATGCTGCTATTGAAGGTCTTACTAATTGGCGTCAACTTGGTAGAATGATGGGAACATTTGGTGAGGGTAAAGTTGCTAAAGCATTATCTAATGAATCCGCTATGAAAGTTATGAAGAACTCTGTTGAAAACTTCCCAACACCATCACAACTTGTAAAGATGAAAGATAGTGAAGTTTTCAAGATTATTGATGATTTACCAGAAGGTGATTTCAAAAATGCTATGAAACAATATAGTAAAGACATGTTCTCAGTAGATAAATCTGGTATCATTGATGAACTTGATAGAGCAACCAAACTTATTGATATTTACGAAAATCCAAAGATTGCCAATGCTATCACTAAAATGGCTGATAGAGGTTATTCTATTGCTCCAAAAATTGGTGAAAGAGCCTATGAAAGTAAAATTTTGACTGAAAGACCATTGAATAAACTTGAAAAAGCTGGTGCTTCTGCTTTGAAAGCATTAGATGTAAGTAAAAAATATGGTTCTACACCAATAATAAAAGCTACTAGTGATGCTAATTTTTCTTCACCAACAGATGAAGATAAAGAAAGATTGAAAGAGTGGTACATAACTAATTATGATAGAGATTGGTCTTTCTCCCCTTCTTTTAGACCAAAACCAAATGAAGGTCTAAAATATGAAGCTTGGGTGGAATGGTATAAAAACAAATATGGTGTTGAACCAGAGGAATAATATATGTTAGGTTATCTATTAGAACCATTTATTCAAATCAATACGATTGTTGGAACACCAGTAGTCGGTGCGAAGATTTATGTTTATAATGCTAATACAACGAACTTAGCAACTACATATAATGATTTTGAAGGACATTTGAATACTAATCCAGTCAGAACTAATACACTAGGCAACTGTACTATTATTGCAGATGATTCTATTTCTTACGATATAGAAATACGAGATGCTTTAGGCTTACTCTTGATGAGTAAAAAGAATATTACCATTGGAAATGCCGCAAGTGGTTCTGGAGAACTCACTGTTGATGCTGGATATGGTATTACTGTTACAAGAACTCAAGGTTCATGGAAAGTTGCAGTTGATACAGACTTGATTGCTACACAAGATGATTTAGCTGAAAAACAGGATAAGTTACAGGCCGGTGATAATATTGAAATTACACAAGATAATACTATAAATGTAGTCAATAGAAAAACATTATATACTCAATGGCCCCTAAAAATGGACCGTGGTACTAGTATGCTAAAACTATATCTTGATTCTGATTATGCTAATGAGTTCAAGTCTAAACAAGAAGCAGTTGAATTTGGTGGTGCAAATGGTCAATATATTTCATATATTACACAAAACATAAATGGTGATATAGATGCATCAGTACGAACATTACCAACTATTACAACCTATACGGCTGGAAATGGTATTTCTATTGAAGATTCAGTAATTTCTTGTACTGGTGACATAACACCATATACAGCAGGAAATGGAATTTCCGTTTCAAATCATCAAATTTCAGTAGATAATACAGTTGCTTTGAAATCTAATATATCTGTTCAATCACTAGATTTCATTATTTTGAATGATGACCATACACTAACGGCTGAAGAAGCAACTAATAAAAGATTTTCTATAACTATTCCAGGTAACATAGATTATTGGACTTGGGGTACTGATGCAATATTTACTAGTAGTCCTATAGCAACAATAACTATTGGTACTTATGGTGGTGCTGGATTAGGTGAAGTAATATATTCAGATGTAACAAACATATATGAAGGTAGTAGTTCCAATACATTTGCTCAAAATCAACAAACAATGTATAATTATGGCATTGAATATGTAAGAACTTGGCTAACTTCTAAACCAGTTGGTTTAGACCATCAAAAGTTAGAAGTTAGTTGGACTGGAAATACATTGTCTGAAGGTGATACTTTTACTTATTCAATAGTTGTTCAAGCATCTAAGTTAGTAATTTCATAATCTAATTTTATTATAGAGGTAGATATGCCAGATAATAACAGACTATTACAATCTTCTGACACAGATTTGATTGAAGCAGCAGACGTTGTAGGTAAAATCTACGATGGTTCTGAATATATCACAGTTGACAATGAAAGAGATAAAATCAGTCTAAATCCTAAAGCAATTACTAAAGTTGTTGGTTCAGATACAGTTGTTGATGTTGATGAAAGTCAAAATGCTCAAGGTAATACTGAATATACTATTTCTGTTCAAGCAAAACCTATTGAAATTCATTACCCTTTATCTGGAAATTTATCAGATGAAAAATTTGAACTTGGTTTGTCATATCCTTTTACATTTTCAACAGATGAATATTCTAACACAATGATGTTTGATAAAAATGTTTTGTCTTCATCTGGTTCATATAATGCAGAATATGGTTATAATGGCGCAACTTTGAATTATGGAACATTAGAAGGACAATATGGACCATATAGTATAAATTTAGTAAATAATAACGATGCAACACAATATTTGAAAATACAATCTAATGCACCACGCATTGAAATGAGAAATGGTGCAATTTCGGCTTCATTGAATACAACTGAATTATATAATTTGAAAAATAGTATGGTTGACGCTCGTCTATATGACGAAACAGTTTCACCAGCTACTTATGAAAAAGCTAATTCTATTCGTTTTGTAAAAACGTCAAATGGACAAATTTATTGTGCAATGTTGGGTTCTACACAAACTTATGGAGGATTTTTTCAAACTGTTGGTGCAATGTATTCAGATAATGTAAAAACATTTGATGATTATTCTGGAACTTCAGATGTTGATACATTTGATACAATATTTACTGTTGACCCAAATAAAATGCTTGAAGGAACATTTACAGTTGAAGGTCTTTATTTTGATGATACAGCTACAGCATGTATTGGTAATATGCAGCTTTTTGCTGGTGATTCCAAGATAACAGAAAAAATAATCAAATATGAATGGCTTGGTGGAAATCAAGATGTTTCTTTAGATTTACCGTTTATGTATTATAATACGACAAATTCAGCAGTACCGTTGAAGATTATATTGAACCACACTGGTAGAGTTGCACAGCAACACACTGTATTCATCAGGCTAAATGGAAGATATTGGTAGGAGTAAAAATGCCACAGTTATTTACAGATAATAATATAACATATATTGGTTGGACCGCCAATATTACAAAAGCTAATATAGCAAATAACTTCAATGATGCTATTGCTTACAATAAAGACGATTTGGTCTGGTATAATGGTAAACTTTACAGGTCTAAAAACGGTTCATTTGGTGTATGGAATGACGATGATTGGGAACATTGTAATATTTCAGATGTCGTAAGCGACAAAGATTATTCTTTTGTAAAACTTGGAAATAAGAAGACTGTTCTTTACACATTATATAATTATTCAGCGGGAACTAAATTGAACAACAATGGTGATGTTATTGCTGATCCTGATTATACTCTATACAGATATGATATTACGAATTATAGAGGTAAATATATTTACTGTTCAGCTGATTATATTTTGTCAAAAACTCCTTCGGCTACAGGCAGACTTTGTAATAAGAAATCTAATGAAATTGTTTATATTCCTGAAAATGCAGTATATATTATTGTTTCTAATACAACTCAAGTTTATCCTGAAATTTTTGAACTAAATGAAAGTGCAAAACAAACAGATGTTATTGGACTTGCTCAAAAAGATGAACTTGTATTGTTTACTACTTCACCAGGTTCAGGATTGAATGAAGATGGTTCAGCTTCAACTGATCCTTCTAGTACGATTTATAGATATGCAGTTTCTGACCTTGTTGGAAAATATATCTATATTCCAAATGGATATTGTGTATTTTCTACTACTGCTTCAGCAAATAATAGATTGACAAAACGTCTTGATGCTGGTTATTACATTGTGCCAAATGAAACTGCTTATATTCTTTGTGCAGATACAGTTGTAGCAAAGGCTTACGCAGTCAATTATGATGAAACTGTAAAGAAATCTGACTATGAACAACTAAATACAACTGTAAAAAATATTGAAACTGATGTTGTTACATATAGCAATCCTATTTTTGCATATAACACTTCTAATAATATGTGGATTACTGCAGCTGGTACTGCGGAAGCAATGAATGGATATAGATTAGTTCGTTTTGAAGTTTCTAACTATGTTGGAAAAACACTCAGAATAAATGCTGATTGTAGATATTGTTTTTCTACTACTGCTTCAGCTTCTAATCATATTACAACAGGCTTGACTAATAACACAATAGTTGTACCACCTAATTCAGTTTATCTGATTGTTTCAAGTTCGAATGATTACCCAGTAAATGTTTCTGAAGCTTTTCCTGCAAAGAAATATGGAAAATTTGGTCTTCAGTTTACTTGGAAAATGAACTTTACACAACGTGTTGGTGACGCAGTTGGTAAAAATTTTGTAATGAACAATGGTTCAGCAACTTCTGATTTTGATAAATGCTATCCTTGGTCTGATATGAAATTATGTAATATCATAAACCCAAATGGAATTAGAACGATTTATTATGAAGGAGATGCAAATTTTTCTTATAATAATAATACTTTTGTTGAAATTCCTAAGTTCTATTTCAAACGTGAATATGATGCAACCAATTATATGGAAACCTGGTCTATTTCTGACAAGGCAGGTGATGGATATGTTATTGAACCTTGGTTCTTAGATGAAAATGGCAATGAAGTAAATTATAGATATATTGCTAGATATAATCTTGGAAATTCTAGTATTTCCAAAACAAACACTTCACCATTAGTTTCTACACCTATTGCTTCATTGAAATCTATGTGTGAAAATAATGGGTTTGAACTTATGGATGTTTATGCCTATCAGGCTATTACTCATCTTTTCGTGATTGAAACTGGAACTCGTGATGCACAGTCTATTTTTCCAGGTGTTTCATATTATTTGTATTTTGATGGAACTGCAAATAAGATGATAAATGACACTGCTACAACTAATAACATTGTAATTGCTAATACAGATATTAGAAATACATATTTTGGAGTTGGTGACCGTGTTATTATTTTCAAAAATGCTTCATCTACTTATGCAGATGGTGAACTTAGAACATTGACGGAATTTTCTGTAGAAGATGACAAAATATCGTTTACTTTTGATGGAGACCCTATGGAACTTACGCAGGGTATTTCACGAATTTTCGGTGTTTCACAACCTAACGGAAAGACTGATTCTGTTGGTAAAACTGCAAGATTGACTAATGGTAGTGAATTGACAAGACCATTTAGCTATCGTGGTATAGAGAATATTTATGGAAACCTTGGTGAAGCAGTTGATAAACTTAGTTATGACAAAACTAATCATCGCTTCAAAATCAACAATATATATGTTTCATTTACTACCCCTGAAAATGAAAGTTATATTGAACAACCAACTATTCCTAAATGGATAAGATATTTTGGTATTGACCCAAAGTTTCCAACTATTACTTTACCAGGTGGAACTCTAACGGCAAATTATGACGATTCTTATTTAGCTGAATGGTCAACATTTGGTACTGGTGATGTTGTAGTTATGAGTGTTGCTTGGGACCACATGAATGCAAATAGTATTTTTACTTACCGCGCCTTGACTAATACATGGAATATGTTGTATACTGGTCGCGCTATGTTATAAGGAGATTATATGAATAGATTAGGTAGTGTATACACATATAGAAAACAAGAACAGGTCAATAAAGGCTATGGACTTATTGACCCTTCTAAAGTTTTTTATAAAGAAGACCCAAATGGAAAAATCATTATTGATGGAGTACGTTGTTCTATTACCAATGAATATATTGAACCTAACACAATAAATATTGGTGATAAAACATATAAGACAGTAAAGATTGGTAATCAAACATGGCTTGCGGAAAATCTTGATTATACAGATGATAATATTGTTTTAGGAACAGATTGTTTGTATTACAATAATGATGCAGATGAATCTTATGGTCTATTGT